ACCCTTGAGCGGCGGGGTAGCTCTTTGGTTTACCAGCGAAAGGGCGAAGTAGTTACAAAGGCCGAGCGGCCACGATGCCCCGACTGGCTCAAAGACCCGATTGCCAAAAAGATATGGAAGAAGAAGGTGCATGAGCTTTTTGATTTAGGGTTGATGAGTAAGCTGGATGTTGAAATGCTTGCTATGTACTGCGACGCATTTGCGGAGTACATTAAAATTAGGCACGAGATACAGGGCAACATAATCAAGACGACGAATGGCAATTATATCCAGCATCCAGCCATAGCGGTTCGGAATAAGTTGTTTACGCTTGTGATGAAGGCGGCGGCTGAACTTGGTTTGTCGCCGAGCGCAAGGGTTGGGCTTGAGCCGTCAAAGGTGTCAGGCAACAAGAAGGGCGAAGACAGGTTCTTTAAACCAAAACTATCTAAAAAGACTGCGGGTTAATGGTAGTATCCGACACGGAAACTTTGCAAGGGTGTTACATTTCAGAGAAATGGGATGCCCTTTTTTTGAACCACTTACCAGACTACAATCCTTTTGAACAGGCTGGCGACTGTTGGTTTGATGAAGAAGAAGCACAATACGCCTTGGATTTTTTTGAAGAATGTCTTACGCATATCAAAGGACCAAAGGCTGGACAGAAGTTTGAGCTTGAGCCTTGGCAACAAGCGACAGTAGCCTGTCTGTTTGGGTTTAAGCGGCAAGATGGAACTCGCCGTTATCGAGAAGCGTTTATTTATGTTGCCCGCAAGAATGGCAAGACTCCATTCGCCGCAGGGATGTTACTGTATGGGTTGTTATGCGACGGCGAAGCAGGCGCTGAAATATATTCTGCCGCCGCTGACCGCGACCAAGCGAAGCTCGTGTTCGGTTGGGTAAAGGGCATGATACGCCAGAACAGGCAACTGGAAGCACGAACAAAGATATACCAGAACTCCATTGTTGAACTTGACCCAGAAAGCCAAACAGATACGGGCAGTTTTTACAAGGCCATTTCTGCCGAAGGTAAAACAAAACATGGCTACAACTCCCACTTGATTGTCGTTGACGAACTGCATGCGCAGCCAGACAGGGAACTCGTTGATGTACTGGATACTTCTGTGGCGGCAAGGGCGCAGCCGCTTATCATCTACATAACGACGGCAGACTTTGCAAGGGAAAGTATCTGTAACGAGAAGTACGACTATGCCTGCAAGGTGCGCGACGGGATAATTGAAGACATGGCATTACTGCCAGTTATTTTTGAGGCCGACAAGGACGACGACTGGACGAAGCCCGAAACATGGCTAAAGGCTAACCCGAACCTTGGGATAGCGGTTACGCCAGAGTACCTAATGGCGAAGTGCAAAAAAGCGCAGGACAGTCCAGCCTTTGAAAATACTTTCAAGCGGCTACATTTAAACATCCAGACCGAACAGGACATTCGTTGGCTACAGATGGAAAAGTGGGATGCCTGCAAAGAAGGTATCGGGCTGGACGCGATGGAAGGAGTGCCTTGCTTTGCCGCGATGGACTTGGCAAGCAATACAGACCTTGCCTGTTACATGAAGCTGTTTGCGATGGAAGACGGCATGTTTGCGGCCTTTCCAAAGTTCTATGTTCCCGCCGACAATGCTTGGCGGCGAGAGAAGCGCGACAAAGTTCCTTATGTAACTTGGCACAAGAAGGGCTTCGTTACCCTTACGGACGGCGATGTAATTGACTATGCAACAATTAAGGCAGACTTGGAACGGGATTGGGAGCGGTTTAACATTGTAGAGCTTGCCTTTGACCGATGGAACTTTGAAGCCCTGCGACAGCAGTTTGTCGCTGAAGGGATACCTGAAGAAAAAATGATTAGCTTTGGACAGGGGTATGTTTCTTTAAGCGCACCGACAAAAGAACTGGAAAAGATTGTGCTTTCACAAAAGCTAATCCATAACAACAACCCTGTCCTGCGGTGGAACGCAAGTAATGTTTCCGTTGAGATTGATGCGGCGGAAAACATTAAGCCGAGCAAAAAGAAGTCAACAGAAAAGATAGACGGTATCGTTGCTTTGGTGATGGCTTTAGGCAGGGCTATAACTCAGCCAGCGGAGGAAGGGTCGGTTTACGATAAGAGAGGAATTATCAGCTTATGAACCTTTTCCAGAAAATGATAGTGGGGGTTGGTCGTGCCAGATATTTATACAATCAGGCCGTAAGTGGTAAGCCCATCAGCGCCGAAAGCTCAAGCGAAGCGGGCTGGAACATTTTAGGCTCAGGGGTTATGACGGCGGCGGGCGAACGCATAACGGAAAAGACCGCTATGCAAGTTGTGGCTGTTTATGCTTGCGTTAAAATCTTGGCGGAAACCGTTGGTATGTTGCCGCTCGTGGTTTACAAGCGGTTGCCAGATGGCGGCAAAGAAAAGGCCGGTGGACACCCGCTTTACAGAATACTGCATGACAGCCCTAACGACTTCCAAACGGCCAGCGAGTTCAAGCAAATGATGGAAGGACATGCCGCGCTAAGGGGTAATGCTTACGCGGAAATAAAATGGCGGTTCGGCTTAGAAGTGGACTCGCTAACACCCTTACACCCAGATAGCGTTACGCCCACGACCAACGACGAAGGCGTTTACGCCTACGAAGTCAAAGACCCAAAGACGCAACGAACACGGAAGGTTCAGTTCTCTGATATGTTCCACTTGAAGGGGCTGAGTAGCGACGGCCTTGTTGGGCTTAGCCCTATACAACAAGCGAGGGAGTCGCTTGGCATATCAAGAGCCGCAGAAAAGTTTGGCGGCTCATTCTTTGGTAACGGTGCTAATGCTGGCAATGTATTGCAACACCCAAGCAAGTTAAGCCCCGAAGCAAAGGTGTTCCTAAAGGAGTCTATCTCTGAGCATACGGGTTCTGACAACTCGCATAAAACACTCATCCTTGAAGAAGGAATGGAGTGGCATCACCTTGGCGTTACGCCAGAGGAAAGCCAGTTCTTGCAGACAAGGAAGTTTCAGGTTACGGACATCGCAAGGCTTTTCCGCATACCGCCGCATTTGCTGGCAGATTTAGAAAAGGCAACATTCAGCAACATTGAACACCAGAGCTTGGAGTTCGTTATCTATTCCATGATGCCTTGGTTTGTGGCATGGGAACAGATAGTTGCAAAGAAACTGCTCGTTGCTGAAAGGGATAAAGATTATTTTGTAGAGTTTATGGCGGACGCTTTGCTTCGTGGCGACACCAAGACGAGGTACGACGCTTATGCGGTTGCTATAAATACAGGCTTTATGAATAGGAATGAAGTTCGGGCGCTTGAAAACTTAAGTCATGTAGAAGGACTGGATGAATACCTTGTACCGCTCAATATGGGCGACCCTAATAAAAAGCAAGACCCGAACAGAACAGGGGATAAGGACGGGCAAACGGCCACTACCATAAAGGAAAATAAAGAACCGTTTGCAGTCCTGTTCTCTGACGCTACGGACAGGATAGTGAGCGCGGAAAACCGAACATGGGAAAAACATAATCGAAGAAGCGGCAACTGGGTAACAACTTTTAATATTCGGCACTTGACATACATCAAAAAGACGATACAACCTATAGCGCAGGCATTTGAACAGGAAACAGGCCGCAAGGTTGATGCCGAATTACTTGCAGACTGCATAATCAACAGCTTGTCGTTTGAAAACAAAAACAGGGCAGAGCAGATAAAGAACCTTTTCGTTAAAACCTTTTTAGAGGAAAAGAAAGATGAGAAAATATCCTAAGATTGTAGATGGCATCCTTGGAACGGCATGGGCGATACTGCCAGAAAAGCTGAATGAGATATTGGCTTTTATAAATGTAAGGCTTGAGGGTTGCATTTACTCGGAAGAAGAAGTTGCAGAAAAGGTAGGCAGGGTTGCGACGAAAGCCAAAAACATAAAAGGCAATATCGCCATACTTCCCATCCAAGGCGTTATCTCGCAGAAGATGGGTTCTTTGCATCATATAAGCGGCGGAACATCAACAGAGGAGTTTGGCGCGTGGTTTGATGCCGCTGTCGCAGACCCATCTATCGGGGCTATTGTATTTGATGTGAACAGCGCGGGCGGTAATGTGTATGGAGTG